TTTGATGGGAGGCCGCATCCGGCGGGGGAACGCCAATCCCCTTTCGCGTCTCCGCTACCAGGGCGGAGTATGGCGGGCCGAAGCGATTTCGCGGCCAGCGCCGGGTGCGGTACCTGTAGGAATACAATATGACGCTCCGCAGCCGGTTGCAAGGGCATATCACAAAATGCCTCTTTGCGGCCCGCTATGGACGCATATGGCTCATTGCCCGCGAATGTCCGTTTGCATGCGTCACACCCCGTTCATGAACGTTCATAAACGCCTGCCGCGCCTTCTTGCCGTTCCCGCATCCTTCCTTTCTTCATTCCACCTGCCGCATATGCTCTAACGGGCATTAAAAGACTCACCACCACCATGCGCCCTAAAAGGGGCGCATGGACACCACACACAACACCCACCTCATGCACGCTCGCCACGCGGTGGAGCTGACCGAGCCGGAGGACATTGTCGCCGTTCCACCGGAATGGATACAGCTACTCCCGGCCGGAGAGTTTCGTGGTCGTGACGGACGCGGCCCCTACCGCAACGATGATCCCGAGGCAATTATCCGAGCCACCATGGCCTATCAGGCCGGAGCGGACATGCCCATGGATTACGATCACCAGTTGGAATACTCCGCCCGCAACGGACAGCCCGCACCGGCCTCCGGTTGGATCGTCGAACTGAAAAACCAGTTCGGGGGTGCGGTGTGGGGTCGGGTCCGATGGACGGAAAAAGCGGCGGCGCACATTAAGGCGCGCGAATACCGCTACCTGTCTCCCGTGTTTCGCCACACGGCGGACGGGCGCATTGTCCGTATCGAATCAGCCGCCCTGACCAATGTGCCCAATCTTGATCTTGTCGCACTTGCCTCCCGCCAGCGTGGCGACGAGGCCCAACCCCATACCAGAGAGGAAGATATGGACCTCAAGAAAATGCTTACCGGCATTCTCGGACTGCCTGCGGACAGTGCCGATGATGCCGTGACGGCCAAGGTGCAGGGCCTTGTCACTGCTGCGCATAGCGCAGGCACGGGCATGGCTACCATCGCCAAGGCCGTCGGCGCACCGGATGGTGCCACTGCCGATGTCATAGCCACTGAGGTGCGTGCATTGGCCAGCCGTGCAGCCGCTCCCGATCCGGCAAAATTCGTTCCCATCGCAATGTATCAGGAAGCCTCAACCGCCTTGTCCGGCCTGCGCAAGGAGATGGCTGCATCTTCGGCCAAGTCCCTTGTGGAAGAGGCAAAGGCCACCCACAAGGTAAGTCCCGCCATGGAAGAATGGGCACAGGGGTATGCGGAAAAGGACCCGGAAGGCTTCAAGGCATGGATGAGCGCTTCGGCTCCCGTGGTGCCCACCGGTTCGCAGACTCCTGAAGGGACTCCGCCTTCCGGCACCGGCAAACTCTCCGACACTGATCGCGCAGTGTGCGCACAGCTGGGCATTGCCGAGGCAGATTTCCTTAAAAGCATCGGCGGAAAGGAGGCGTAAATGGCAGCCCTGACCAAAGACAGAGATACCCAGCGTCGCGACGACGTACTGTACGCTCATCCTGTGGCAGCGGGCGCATGCCTGTATGCCGGAGGCATGACGGCTCTGAACGCCACCGGCTATGCCGTGCCCGCAGCCGCATCGGCCGCACTGACCGTGCTGGGCGTGGCGGAAGGATACGCGGACAACAGCGCCGGAACCGACGGCGACCTGAAGGTGTCCGTAAAGGTGCGCGGGGCGTTCAAGCTCGCCAGCGACGGCAGCATCGACCGAACCCATATCGGCAAAGCGGCATACGTGGTGGACGATCAGACCGTTTCGGCCACCAACGGCGGCGGCACCCGTCCCGCTGCCGGAACCATCAGAGACGTGGACGCTTCCGGCGTCTGGGTCGCGTTCTAGGAGCATTCATGATTATCAATCAGCAATCCCTGCAGTCCCTGTTCACCGGCTTCCGCCTCGTTTTCCAGCAGGCGTTCGCCGGGGCACCGGCGGACCATGAAAAGATCGCCATGGTGGTCAAGAGCACAGCCAAGATGGAAACGTATCCCTGGCTGGGCAACACCACCGGCTTCCGCGAATGGCTGGGCGACAGGGTAATCCAGAACCTGAAGCTGCATGACTTCTCGATCAAGAACCTGTCCTTTGAAAACACCGTGGGCGTGGACCGCGATGATATCGAAGACGATGCAACGGGCATCTATTCGCCCCTGTTCGCGCAGTTGGGACAGGATGCCAAGGTGCACCCCTCCATTCTGACTTTCGGTCTGCTCAAGAACGGTTTCACCAGTCGTTGCTATGACGGCCAGAACTTCTTCGACACCGACCACCCTGTGCTGGACGAAAACGGCAACGAGATCAGCGTCTCCAACTTCGGCGGGGGAACCGGCACGCCGTGGTTCCTGCTGGATACCACCCGCGCTGTCAAACCCATCATCTTCCAGCTGCGGCGCAATTACGACTTCATCCGCATGGATGCCCCTACGGACGAGAAGGTGTTCACGGCCAAGGAATACCGCTACGGCGTGGATTGCCGCGCCAACGCCGGATACGGCCTGTGGCAGCTGGCCCACGCCAGCAAGCAGGACCTGACGGCCGAAAACTACGGTGCCGCACGCGCCGCCATGATGGGCATGAAGGGTGACAAGGGTAAGCCCCTTGGCGTGCGTCCCAGCCTGCTGGTGGTTCCGCCCTCTCTGGAAAAGAAGGCGCTTGAGGTCATCAAGGCCGAACGCGATGCCTCCGGTGCAACCAACGTTTATCAGAACACGGCGGAAGTGCTCATATCTCCGTGGCTCGCATAAGGAGCGCCCATCATGCCCGTTATGATCAGGATAACCACCAAACGTGACGGCTTCCGCCGCGCAGGCGTGGCCCATTTCGGTTCCCGCGATTACCCGGAAGGCACCTTCACCCCCGATCAGCTGGACGCCCTGTATGCCGAACCCATGCTGGTGGTGGATGAAGTGGACGTGCCCGACCTTGGTGATTTGGACGATCCGGAAGAATCCGGGGCCGAGGCCAAATCCGGAAAGGGGAAGAAGGCCGCAAAGTCTGCTCCCGCAGAAGCGGCTGAACCCGGAGCGGAAACCTCCGCCGAAAACGACAAGTAACGGAGCGGGCGATGTACGCAGGCATTGACGACATGACTACCCGTTTCGGCGAGCAGGAACTGCTGGAACTGACCGATGCGAACCTGACCGGAACCGTGGACGCAGCCGTGGTGCAAACCGCCATCGGCGATGCAACGGAGCTGATCAACGGCTACGTTGCCGGACGCTACAGGGTTCCTCTGGTTCCGGTGCCCGATATGGTCCGGCGTTGGTGTTGTGACATCGCCCGTTTCTACCTGCACAAGGTGGCCGTGCCCGATGCCGTGAAGGCCGGGCACGATGCCGCCCTGCAGGGCCTGCGGGAAGTGGCTCGCGGAGTGGTGCAGCTGCAGGCCACAGGCGCGGAGACATCTTCCGCTTCCGGTGAGGCCGTGCTGGCCGTCGGCAGCAGGATCTTTACCGATGGCAACATGCGGGGATTCTGATGTCCGGCGGCATGACATTCACCATTCGCCCCTCGGGCCTCGATGTCATCGAAGCGGCGCTGGGCAGGCTGCAGGCCACCGCAGGCGACCTGCGACCCGCCATGGACGAGATAGGCTCCCAGCTGCTGCAACGCACCCAGCGGAGATTCGAAGAACAGCAGGGACCGGACGGAGAAGCCTGGCAGCCCCTCTCTCCGGTCACTGTCCGCAGGCGGGGCGATACAGGCCCCATTCTGCGCATCTCGGGCGATCTGTACCGCGGCCTCACGTATGAAGCATCCCCTGACAGTGCGGAAATCGGCACCAACTGGCCCTACGCCCGCATCCATCAGCTGGGAGCTGCCCAGGGCAGCTCCGGACGTTCCAGACGCAACGGCCCCATTCCGTGGGGCGACATTCCGGCCCGCCCGTATCTGGGCCTTTCGGATGAAGACAACGACGATGTCCTCGACATCATTGCCCGTCACCTCCAAGGAGGCATGCTGTGATTGGTGCTATTGAAACCGCCCTTATTGCCCGCCTCAACGCAGCCAATACGCAAAAGATGCTGGGCTACCCCCTGAACGTGGAAAGTTACGGTGGCCAGCTGAATACTGAAGAGGATCTGGCCCGGTTCGTCCGTCGCCTGCCCTGCGCGATAGTCACATGCACCGGCGTGGGCAGGGGCGAAGATATGGGCTCGTGCTTCAAGGAGCAGGGTACCTTTGCCGTCTTGTGTGTCGCCCGGTCCCTTCGCAACGAACAGGCCGCCCGCCACGGCGGCATGCCCGGCGAAGTGGGAACCTATCAGATCCGCAATGATGTCATGACTCTGCTGTGCGGTCAGACTCTTGGCCTCAGGGAGAACATTGAACCGCTTAGCCCGTATGGAACCCGTGTGCTTTTCAACGGCATGCTCAAAAACTTGGCGTTGTCGGTTGTGGCCGTGGAGTTTCGCACCGCATGGACGGTGGAACCCGCTGCAGACAGTGA